TTGTTGCTGGTCGCACAGCGTTGGCTGCACAGCTTGGCATGTCAGAGCAGCAAGTTCGCACTGCCTTAGATAAGCTTTTATCAACCAACGAAATAACCATCAACTCAACAAACAAATTCTCAATAATATCAATATGTTGCTGGGATAAATACCAAGACGATAACCAGCAAGATAACCATCACGTAACCAACAAACAACCAACAGATAACCAACAAGTAACCACATCTAAAGAAGGTAATAAGGGTATAATGGAAGAAGGTAAGAATATACCAGGGATTTCAGAACCAACTCAATTTTCTCAATGGTATGATTCTTACCCAAGGAAGATTGGAAAGAAAGCCGCAGAGAAAGCATTCAACAGCGCCATTAAGTCTGGTGTCACAATCGAGCAATTAACCAAAGGTGTCGCAGCCTACAATCAGGAGATAAGAGATGCAGGAACTTCAACGCAATACATTAAGCACCCTAGCACATGGCTCAACCAAGGCTGTTACGACGACGACCACGCACAGATCGTCCATGACAACGCCGGGAGAGATAACAAAAAGCCTCGAAGCATATTTGAAATCGGGGATGAAGTTGCAGCCCGTATGGGGTGGGAGTGACACGCACGATGTTGTGGGATTTGATATTGCTAATGTTGACATGACACATTTAGACGAGGCGGTATCAGCTTGTGAGCCAATGCCCAAGAGGGATATTGCGCGGCTGGTTCAAAAAATGATTTTAACAATGCCGATGCGAAACATGGACGATATGGATAAGGCTGCTATAATCGCAATCTATGTTGAGGACTTGGAAGAATACCCGGCAGATGTCGTTGAATACGTTTTGATGACGATACGCAGGTCAAGTAAGTTCTTCCCGACATGGGCAGAGCTTTATGAGAACCTTGAGCTTTGGGGCAGACGTAGGATGATGATCAAGGCAGCAATAGAAAGGGCAATCAGTGACTGACATCATAGCAACACTTGAAGAGCGAGCGAAAACGCATGGGGATTTCACTGAGGTGGCATTCATTTCACAAACCATTAAAACGCTGATCAACCAATCGAAGGTTGACCTGCCAAACGAACAGCGTGAAGCACTTGACCTTATTGCGTCAAAAATAGGGCGAATAATCGCAGGGAACAACAACGAGATCGACCACTGGCGCGATGTTGAAGGCTATGCTAGATTAGTACGTCAACGACTTGAAAGAACGGAGGATAAATAAATGTCACTATACGACAACATCCACGCGAAACGGAAACGGATTAAAGCTCAAAAAGCTGCGGGGAAGACACCAGAGCGGATGCGCAAGCCCGGCTCTAAAGGTGCGCCAACGGCTAAGTCATTCAAGGCAGCAGCCAAGACAGCTAATCCAGCACCAAAGAAAAAGAAATAACGATGGCAACAAAACCCGCAAAAGGCAAAGCCAAAGTCAAAGTCACAGCCTCTGGTAAAAAAGTCAGTTACGGTCAAGCTGGCAAAGCCAAAGGTGGTGGCGCACGGGTAAAGCCGGGAACTGCAAAAGGCAACTCATACTGCGCAAGATCGGCTGGTCAAATGAAGGACCACCCCAAGGCAGCAAAGAACCCAAACAGCCCGTTGCGTCTTAGTCGTAAGCGGTGGAAGTGCGCTGGAAGTAAATCAACAAAATAGCAGGATAAAATGAAACACAAAAATAACATATGGCCAGCGGACAAAGTAGAGCGAAGAAAAACAGACTCACTTGTTCCGTATGCTCGCAACTCACGAACGCACAGCGAGCAGCAAGTGTCACAGATAGCGGCCAGCATTAAAGAATGGGGATGGACTACGCCTGTATTGATTGACGAAGAAGGCGGCATCATTGCAGGTCATGGCAGGGTACTAGCAGCGCAGAAACTTGGCATAGATGAAGTTCCTACAATGGCAGCGACAGGTTGGACTAAAGCTCAGAAGCAAGCATATGTCCTTGCAGACAATCAACTGCCCCAGAACGCAGGGTGGGACATGGACCTGCTATCAGTTGAGATGAAAGACTTGGACGCAGAAGGCTTTGACCTTTCGTTGATGGGTTTTGACGACGACATGATGGCGAATATGCTCAATGAAGAAACCGAAGGGCTGACCGACGAGGACGCGGTGCCGGAAGTCCCTGACGTTCCAGTAACGGTTGAGGGCGATATTTGGGTGTTAGGTAAGCATCGTTTGATGTGTGGGGACTCGACTAGCATTGATGCGGTTGATAAGCTGATGGGCGGCGTTAAAGCCGATATGGTGTTTACAAGCCCGCCTTATAACGCGAATACGAAAGCTGGTGATGGCGATATCTTCAATAAGAGGAAATCAAAGAAGCTGTACGCTGATGGTTATTCGGACAATCTAGGTTCAGAGCAATATATTAAATTTACAAAAGACGTTCTTGAAGTTTGCTTTATGAATACGGATGGATTTGTATTCTGGAATGTTAGCTATAACGCTAATTCCCGCAATGAGTATATCAAACAGATCGAAGACAGAATTGATTTTCTTGTGGAGCAAATTTGCTGGAAAAAAAGCAGTACAATTCCGTTTAAGGGCTGCCTGATGAGGGATTGGGAGCCTGTATACATATTTTCAACAAACAAGCAGGGTCTTAATTTAAAGAATGTCGTAAGCAATTTCTGGGAGATCAGCAACACTGGGTCGCAGCAAGAAAATCACAAGGCTTGCTTCCCCGTTGCTTTGCCAGAGAAAGCCATCGGTCTAGTGAATAAGAATACAGGAATTGTCTTTGAGCCATTTTCAGGAAGCGGCACAACATTAATTGCTTGCGAGAAAACAGGCCGAGAAAATAGAAGCATGGAACTAGACCCCAAGTACTGCGACGTGATTATAAAACGCTGGTGTGATTTCACCGGGAAAGATGCTATAAACGAAGCAACGGGTGAGAAATTCCCGACTATAAAGGCAGAATGATGGCAAAGAAGCCCGTAAAACGTGTCACAAAGCCAAGCCACAAGCCAACGGATGAGACTAAGAAGCTGGTCAGGCAATGGACTGGACTAGGGTTTCAGCAAGAGCGTGTTGCTCGAAAGCTGGACATTGACCCTAAGACATTGCGCAAGCATTACCGTGACGAGCTAGACCTTGGCGCTGACGAAGCCAACGCAATCATGGGCGCTGCATTGTTCAACAAGGCAAAGAACGGTGACACAGCAGCTTTGATCTTTTGGATGAAAACACGTTGCGGCTGGTCTGAGAAGCAAATCCATGAGCTTCAAGGCAAGGACGGAGGACCAGTAGTTCTATGGCCTACGAAATAGGTAGAGCTTACGACTTCGCACACGACTTAGTCGGCCCTTCACGCTACAAAGCGATGTACGGAGGCAGGGGTAGCGCCAAGTCACATTTCTTTGCAGAATGTATGGTTGGGAACGCTGGTGGCACAAAAGGGTTCAGAGGCGTATGCATCAGAGAGGTGCAGAAGTCTCTGCAAGAATCAGCCAAGCGTCTGATCGAAGACAAGATTGCAGCCATGGGTATGGAAGACAAGTTCGACATCCAAAAGGACCGTATCATAACACCGGGCGACGGGGTCATCATCTTCCAAGGTATGAACCAGCACAACTCCCACTCTATCGCGTCGTTGGAAGGTTTCAATGTTGCGTGGGTTGAAGAGGCTGCAACTCTCAGCGAGACATCACTCCGATTACTCAGGCCGACGATAAGGTCAGAGGGTTCTGAGATTTGGTTCAGTTGGAATCCAAGGTTTGCCGCTGACCCGGTCGATAGGTTCTTCCGAGGCCCAACCCCGCCTGACAATGCAATCATTCGGAAAGTCAATTACGACGAGAACAAGTTCTTCCCTGACACGTTGGAGCAAGAGCGTCAGCACGACTATAACAACCTGCCAGATATGTACTCACACGTCTGGCTTGGTGAACACATGCCAATGGCTGCAAATGCAATATTCAACATGACGAACATTCACGAGAACCGCAGAGACGAAGCGCCTCTGATGAACAGGGTATTGGTAAGTGTTGATCCTGCTATATCGAATGAGAGCGGGTCTGACGAGCACGGCATAACAGTCGGCGGCATCGGCGAAGACAAGCGCGGCTATCTCTTGGACGACGTGACAATGAAAGGCTCGCCCCGCCAGTGGGCTGAGAGAGCCATAGCAACGTATGACCGATACGAGGCAGATGCCATTGTCGTTGAGCGAAACCAAGGTGGCGACATGGTGCGGCACACACTTCACACGGTTAGACCAAACATTAAGATAGTTGAGGTTGTCGCAACTCGTGGAAAACACGTCCGTGCGGAGCCTATCAGCGCATTATACTCAAGCAACACGATAAGCCATGTTGGGTCGTTCCCAGAGCTTGAGATGCAGCTTTGTCAGATGACATCTGCGGGGTACGAGGGGCCAGGGTCGCCGGATCGAGTTGATAGCGCCGTCTGGCTTTTCACGGAATTGTTCCCGGCGTTGATACGCAAAAAGCCTAACAAAACACGTCAGCCAAAGCGCGGGGGATGGATGGCTTGAGAAATATGTGGTTATGTGTTAATTTTTAAAATCTTTTAACGCTTTGAGGGCGAATGAATGGCAATGTACGATGGCGACAACAGCGGGTCTTCCGAAGAAGATCAACTTGAAGACATCCACGAGGAAGCCCTAGAGCAGTTTGAACAGTCTCAGGAAGTGTGGGAAGAAAACCAACGTCGCTATGAGCAGGACGTGAAGTTTGCCCGTATGGGTGAGCAGTGGGACGACAACGACGCAGAACGACGACGCCAAGATGGTCGGCCAATGCTGACAGTAAACAGGTTGCCGTCGTTTATCCGTCAAGTATCTAACGACGCAAGACAGAACAAGCCGCAGATCAAGGTTATGCCGCAGGACAGTTCTGGCGATCCAAACACAGCGGAAGTCCTCAACGGACTAATTAAAAACATTGAAAACATCTCAAAGGCTGACCTTGCATACGACACTGCAATCGATTGCGCCGCGTCTGGCGGCATGGGGTACTTCAGAGTTGACGTAGACTATAGTGACGCAGACACGTTTGATATGGACATCAGGATCAATCGCATCCTCAACCCGCTGACAGTTTACCCAGACGCCAACTCAACCGCAGCAGACTCTAGCGACTGGGATTATTGTTTTATTACGGAGATGATGCCACTTGACGAATTTGAGGTGGCCTACCCTGACGCAGACCCGATTGACTTCAACGCGGGTTCATACACCGACAGAGAGGCGTTGTGGTTTGAGGACAAGTCAGTCCGTCTCGCTGAGTACTGGTGCCGCAAGCAAGAAGAATACGACATCCACCAGCTAGACACTGGCGACGTTGTGACAGACGAGATGCTTGACGAGATGCAGGCCACGCTAGATGCAATGGGCATCCAAGTGGTGAAGACGCGCAAGTCAACGAAAAGCGTTGTGAAACGATACGTTCTGAACGGTCAAGAAATTCTGGAGACCGACGAGTGGGAGGGGTCGTTTATTCCTGTCATTCCCGTTTATGGCGAAGAGGTTTATCACGAGGGCGAGCGACACTTCTATAGCTTAATTCACTTCGCAAAAGATGCGCAGCGGATGTACAACTACTGGAGGACAACAACGACAGAGCTAGTCGCATTGGCTCCAAAAGCTCCGTGGATAGGCCCAGCAGGTTCGTTTGATACAGACCTGCAAAATTGGCAAGTAGCCAACACTGAGACGCTTCCATTTCTAGAATACGACGGCGATGTCCCGCCACAGCGTCAGCCGTTTGCTGGACCACCAGCCGGAGCGCTACAAGAAGCACTAAACGCATCAGACGACATGAAGTCTGTGATGGGTCTACACGATGCTTCTATGGGCGCACAGTCAAACGAGATCAGTGGCGTAGCGATCAGCAAGAGAATACGCGAGGGCGACACGTCAACGTTTCATTTCATTGACAACATGAGCCGCGCCATTCGCCATGCTGGCATTGTTATCCTTGACCTGATCCCACACATATACAGCCAAGATCGTATCCTGCGGATTATCGGGCAAGACGAGCAACCGCAGACCGTTCGAGTTAACGCGCCATTCCAATCTAAAGAAGAAATGCTCCCAGATCATGCGAAGAATCAAATGGAAGCCATTAACAGCGTATACGACTTGCGTGTCGGAAAGTATGACGTTGTGGTCAAGGCTGGGCCGTCATACACGACCCAACGTGAAGAGGCTAGAAACAGCATGATTGCCTTGCTCCAAGCGTTTCCACAGGCAGCGCAGGTCACCGGAGACTTGGTTGTTGAGAGCATGGACTGGCCAAACGCTGACGCCTTCGCTAAACGCTTGAAAGCTATATTGCCACCGGGCGTAATTGACGAAGCGCAAGACCCGCAAGCTGCGGCACTCGCAAATCAAGTCAAAGAGATGGACGCAGTCATTCAACAGTTGATGGCTGGCCGTGAAGCAAAGATGGCAGAGATTCAAGTGGATCGTGAGAAGCTAGGGATTGATTCAGCCAACGCTGAGACTAACCGCTTGAAGGCTGAGACGGAGCGCCTCAAGGCTGAAGTCGATGCAGAATACAAGCGTCAACAGTTAGAGCTAGACGCAGCAAAGGCAATGCAGCAAGACCCGGTAGACGACACGCCTGTTGTCATTAAGCAGATGGAGTTGAGCCATGACCAAGCGAAGGTTGAAATTGATTCCGCGCTTGAGGAAAGAAAGCTGTCGATTGAAGAGGCGAAAGTATCTATTGACCAGCAGAGATTAGACATTGAACGGTTCAAGGCTGAAGCTGATGCAAGCGTAATGGTCTCAGAGGCAATGGCACCAGAGATAGACATAAGCATTGTTGACTTGGCTAACGGAAAAGATTTGGAATAACATAGATACAATGGGTGTGGTTCTTGTTGTAGCGGCAGCAACAAGAGTAGCCAAAAATAACGTCATTCCGACGTTGTTACTTATTCTTGCCGATTATTAGGGTTTTTGTTATGATAGAAGAAGAAATGGGTAGCGTTGCAGTTGACACGTCCATGCCTGATGCTGATGAAGTCGAATACGACCAGCCTGATGCAGATGAAGAAGTCACTGGAGAGGACGATAACAAGTCCATTGACACGGAGCCTGACGAATATGACGGCTTCGATGACGACGACGAAGACGACGATGATGAGTCTGAATCTGAAGAGTTGTCGGGCAGTGTCGAGATTGAGTTCGACGGCAAGAAGTTTAAAGTTCCGGCAGAAATCAAAGATGCGGTTATGCGGGAACAGGACTACACTCACAAGACCCAAGCGCTCGCAGAGCAGCGGAAGGTCATTGAGGCTGAACAACAGCAATTTCGTCAATATGCCGAAGTGTCAGCGGCTCATTCTGAGAATATGGCAAACATTGCGGCGATTGATCAACAGTTGTCACAATTCCAAGCCTACGATTGGAATGCAGCTTATGACGCAGATTTAGCTTCCGCGACCAAGCTCCGACATCAGATGGAGCAGTTAGGGCAAGCGAAAAACGCTCTCGTTCAAGATGTACAGGTAGCCGAACAGAAGCGTCAGCAGATTTACAACGAAAACTTGGCCACGACGGCCAAGCGCACTGACGACGCAATGCGGTCTGAAATTCCAAACTGGGGCGACGAGCTTAAAACTGAGCTTGGCAAGTTTGCAGTTGAGACAATGGGGTTCGATGCAGAATCAGTATCGAAGGCAGTAACACCTCAAGAGATCAAAGCAATCTACTATGCACAAGTTGGGTACAAAGCTATTCAAGCGGCGAAGTCTAAAAGCGCCAAGTCGAAGCAGCCTGTTGAGGCAAAGAAGCCACCAAAGGCAGTTAAAGCAAGGCGACAGAGGGCACCGTCAGACCTCTCCAAGATTTCCGATCCTGCCACATACAGAGAGGCATACATGGCTCGGAAGCGTAAACAAGGATAACGACTATGGCTAACACTAACCTAACGATTGATATGATCACCAACCAAGCGTTGATGATCCTCCATCAAAAACTTAACTTTATCGGTTCCGTCAACCGTCAATACGATGCAAGTTTTGCAAAGTCTGGCGCTAAAATTGGTGACACTCTCCGCGTTCGTTTACCAAACGAATACACTGTTCGTTCTGGCGCAACACTTTCCGCGCAAGACACGACAGAGACAAGCGTTGCTCTCCCGGTTACAAACCAGAAGGGCGTTGACGTTAACTTCTCATCTGAAGAATTGACGATGGACATCGACAGCTTCTCAGAGCGGATTCTTGAGCCAGCAATGTCAGTACTTGCAGCCAATATCGAGCACGACATGATGGATAGCGTTTACAAAGAAGTATACAACTTTGTAGACAACGCTGGTTCTGCAATGACGTTTGCAAAAGCTCTTGAAGCTGGCAAGCGCCTTACAGACAGCCTTGCTCCATATGATGCGCGTTGCCTTAACTTGGACACGCAATCAAACATCGATATGGTTGACGCTCTCAAGGGCTTGTTCA